TTCATAAAACTTACCGCCTTTCCCGCATGGAGTTGATGCAATATCCATTACTCCATTAGTTACTGAAAGCATTGGTTCACAAGCAACAAAAACCTCATCGCTAATTCTTGAAGCTTCATCGATAAATAGATTTGTTATAGTGTAAGTTCTAAGCCCATCCCCATTTAATCCTGTAGGGTGGCACATAATTACAGACCCATTCTTTAAAGTTATCTCATGCTTTGTGGGTTTGTCTTTTCCCTTAGCAATCATATAAGGATAAACCGCCTGCAGGTAATCTAGTGTTTTAAAAAAGAGATTATAAGCCTGTCTTTCAGTTAAAGCAATCATCAATATGCACCGATTCGGAGTTTCTATTGCTATCTCTCCTGCTTTTATTGACATTGCAGTAGATTTCCCAACCTGTCTTCCGCATAATAAAAAACAATGCTTTCTCGATTTGATATATTCTTTCTGCCAATCATCCAAACTGAGCCATGGTTTGGCGATATTGTATTCTAATCCCATAATTCACCTTTAACAACATAGATTCCATTGAAAGAATCCATCTCTTTTAGTAACTTCTCCCTTTCTCCCTTTCCCAAACTATGCAGATTAGTTAATTTTGCCTGTATAAGCCTTATTTCACGTTTCTCCTTATCTATAACAACAACATCTATGGGAGAATGACTTCCCGCGCTCCTTAAAGCAATTTGACCCAGACTTCTAAATTTGTTAACAATCCTTCTTTCTTTCTCTGCCCCTCTTCTGTAGTTTGTGCTTTTCATTAATTTCCTAAGACTTGGGCTAAAACCTCTTCTGCCTCTTTGTCTAAACCTTCCTTTTGTGAATTACTCTCGGATATAACTGACTTGTCCCCTTTAAGTTTACATTTTCTTATGCTTAATTCAGCTTCCCATGCTTCTTTAGAATAAATCTTTCCATTCTCTCGATGAATCCTTCCAGTCCACTCAAATTGTTGCAGGATCTCTTTAGCGTTTCTCTCCTGACTTGCGAACTCTAAACTAAACTCAGCTAGTAATTTCTTTTCATCAACTTCATATCCCAATCTGCAGGTATCATTTATTATTTTCTCAATCCATGCAATCTTAGCAAATCTTCCTTTAGTTGTTCCCATTCTAATTCTAAATCATCCAACTATTTAAACCTTGCGTTGTGTCTGTCATTTTAGACTATGACTATAAGAGAAGAAAGTAACCAAAGAAGAGAAACGCTATCGCTTAACATACTCTATACACTGCATCCCAAAGTACACACACAACGTAAATACACTTTTATTCTATCCTCTATTCAACTCATTCCACTATTTAAGCTTTTTGATCTTCCATATTATAAAAAATTTTGTGTGAGGTCTAGGGGGGGGATAATGGGGGGGGTGTTCAAGGTCGCTTGTATTGTAAATTTAATATTGCTAGCTCCTAGATTGCTCTAATCGATTAGGAGCTAGCTTATACTAGACACATGGGCATGGGACAGGGGGGGAGCAGGGGCAGGTCCAGGAATCCAGGAGCAGGACAGGGAATACAATAGCTAAGTTTGGACTAGGAGGGGTAAGGGGGGGAATAGTCCAAACTTAGAAAGATTTAAATAGGAGAGGGGTTTGGGAAGGGGGTAGGGGGATGGGCTCAGGTGGGATGGGACTGCGTTCCACTCCGCTTGCACTTTGCCTGCTTGACTTAATTCTACTAGACTCATGGTGTTAAACTGTGATTAGAAATCCCAGTTTGATTAATGACTCTTATCGAAGATAAGGCTATTTAGGCGGAGCGAAGCGGAGCCTTGAGTTTAACTTAGATGGTGTGGGATAAAAAGATTTAAATACTCACTCACTCATTAATATATGCGTATGTGTTTCAATCGAGGGGAGAGGTTTGGTCCTCTCTCTTTGATCTTGAAATAGTACAGGATATAAAATGGTTGAAACTGATTTAAATATGCAGATTCCAGATGAAGTGAGTGAAAGCGGAGAAAAGAGTATTTGTGAATCTATCAAGTTAATTAAAAACTCTAGAGGCTATAACTGGGAGATAAGATTATTCCCTAATTTAAGCTTAGATATTTCAGAGATGGAAAAAGAATGGTTAGATAGATTAGATAGGATTAACTCAACAATGATGAGAAAATTTGGAGATTTGAAAGCATGAAGTTTATGTATTTGACATTTAGCCCTAAAGAAGCTAGAGCACTTAAAGAGGTTAAGAAACTTAAGAAGGCAAAGAGTTGGGAGAAATTGTTTTTAGAACTTGCAGGAATTGAACATGAAGAAGAACAAAATTATAATTAAGAAATGGGAGGACATGACGCCAAAGGAAAAGCAGGATGGGATGTTGAGAACTATAATCTTTTTCCTGTTTTTAATCATGTTCTTTAAGGTGATGGGAATTTAAAATGAGTAAAAAAGAAAAACTTATGGATCAAGGAAGGGATTTAATTGAGATGTACAAGGCAGGATTCTTAGATGGGTATAATTGTGATCGAAGCAGAGAACTTGATCTTAAGAAATTAGGAGATAAATGTTTAAAGGCTTTTGAGAAGAGATTTGTTAAGAGAATACGGGGGAAGGTGAAAGCATGAAACTAACAATGAAACTAACAAAAGAACAAGCTAGAGAAATGTTGAAAGAGAACTTTGAAGAGATAAGCAGGGGAGAATATCTTGATATATTTGATAGTAAAGATAAGGATTGTGGACTTTATATTTGTGAAGATGGAAATTTATATTTCAAACCAAAACAAAAGCTTCCTATTGTGTTTGAAGATGAGTTTTATAGGATTGAAGTATTTGAGGATAGTATAAATTTATTTGATAAATCTAAACATGAATTAATGTGTTTCTCAGAAGATGGAAGTTTGCCACTGTTAGAAGAAGCAATAAACAAAAGGAAGGAATTGCAAAAATGAGTGAAGAATTTTGTTTAAGTGATTTTATTGAATATGAAAAGATTAAAGTTGAATATTATAAGGGCGAGGAAATTCTCGAAGACGAGGAAGATATATCTTTTGTTAATACTGATAAAATAAATTGGGCTGTGAAGAAGTTGAAAGAAGAAAACCATAATCTTGTAAAAAAATATATCAAAGGAAATATGGATGAACAGATTTTTCTTGAAGGTAGTATGAAAGAAATTATAGATAAAATATTTGGACCTAAATTGTCAGGAGATAAACTTGCAGGAGATAAATTAAATGGAAATTAGTCAATTAAAACAAATGCAGAAAGAACATGAAAGGTTTGAATCTAGGAAAGAAAGACAACTAGACAAGCTTCCAAAAGATGATAGTAAGAATACTAAACTTAAAGAATTTGGAGTAACCCTATCGTGCCTAATCTAATGTTCTGTTCAAGCTGTGGCAAGCCTCTAATCACTCATAAAGAGATGTTTAGAGTAGAATGCTATGGAAGGAAGAACCTTAATAATTGCTTTCTATTCTGTTCTAAGGAATGCCTTTTAAAGCATTTCTATGAAGAATCAATTAAATCTACACAGGAGGTTAAAAATGGTTGAAGCAGATTTCAGTGGAAACTTTACTAACGAAGATAACTGTAATGATGGAGATATTGGCGTAGTTGTTGGAGAAGGAATCAATGAAGACAAGAAAACTCAAGCCGGAAAACCCTACAGACAGTTAAGCATAGAAGTAGAAGTTAATGGAAAGAGGCTCATACATAGCCCTAGAATGGGAGAAGGTAGAGTTTTAGTGAAAGCATGGGGAAAGGACACTAAAGATTGGGTTGGAAAAGGTTTTATAGTAAGTCATATCAAGATAGAGAGTTTTGGAAAGAAGAAAACAGTTGTTGAAATTGAACCTTTAGACGAGAAAGTATAATCTTTCTCACTTTATTTTTTTATTTTATATATTCACTTCTTCAATTTGGAAGTAGGCTAGTATTTCCCCCGTTACATTTGTTCCAAGAACAATGCTATCTCCTTCTTGCATAACAAAGCTGTAAACTGAGCCAGAACCAATGCTATTTGCATTTGTTGTTGTTGCACCTGCAATTCTATTTTTAAAGGTTACAGTATCGGGAGAATCTCCAGCTTTCACTTGATAAACACTAATTGTTGCACTGGAAAGAGTTGAATTATAAATTGTTATCGATACAGAATAACCAATATAATTAGTGGAAGGACTAGCAACAGGGAAAGCAATCTTTCCAGCAGGACAAGTATAGATTGTTGTTAAAGCGTCCGGAAGAGTTGCATTATAAATTGTTTTTAGAGGAGAATCGTCGTCAAATTCTACAATACCCCCATAGGGGACTAATCCTTGTGCTGAAGTTACAACAGTTAAATTCTCACCATACTCTAAAACTCTATTAAAAGAAATGGGATTCCAATTATTAGCAGAAATAGAAACGGAAGCTGTGAATCTTTTTGTGCCATTAGTTGCATAGGCGGTGATTGCTCCAACAGTATTGTTTTTAAAAAGTAAATATTGGAAAATAAGTGCTCTTCTTCCTTGAGGCACTGTATAAAGAGTTGTTGAGCCCGCAGGGAGATAATCATCAATACCCCTAACTAAAGAGATGAATTTGGGATTTCCAAAAGAAGGATAAAGATTTGTTATAGAATTTGTTAAATCATTAGAAGGTAAAGGAGTATATCCTTCATTGATACCTTTAAAGTTTTTAGCTCTAATTGTTCCGTCCCATTCAATAGTATCTTTTCCTTCGCCAGTCCATCCGCCCATAGTTATCTTATAAGAAATAAAGAGTAAATAAAGTTTATGCTTGAACTTGAAGTAAGACAACTGCTTTAGGATCAGTTAACTGAGTAACTCCCATTTCGCAAGCTGTGATTCTTGTATCTTTAAACTTTCTTTCTTCGACGTCAGTTCCTAAAGGTACAAGTTCTTTCCAAGTTGCACATCTTTGAGGAACTACCATCAAAGCAAAGCTAGCAGACATTGAAGTTGAGGTTATGATATTTGCTCCTGCTACGTTCCCTATTTGACCATTTAAGGCTATTCCTGCGCCTACTGTTGGAGCTTGAGCTCCTTTCTCATAAAGGTAAGATAATACATTGACTTCATTGTCAGGATGAACTACAATGGTGAAATTATCGACGTTGTTATAGTATGCTCTAATCTGTGCTTTCATCTTTGCAATATCTTTAACTATTGCACCACTAGATTCATTCCAATAGCCAGAACTTCTAACCCCTGTCTGGATATTTGAAGGAGAATAGTTTTCAGTTAAAACAAGACAGATTTCATCATCTACAGCTTTTGCTACTCCTTCAGCAATTCTTAAAAGAGTTCTATCTCTAACATCGATCTCATTTGAAATTATGTCCTCATAAGGAATTGTATCTTCTAAACCATATTTTTCGATAGTAGATAATACTCTTTCCCATGATAAAGTAGCGTGTGGAAATTCTGCACCTCTAGGAATACCCTTAGTTGCATTACCGGTCTTTCCTGCTAGAATATCTAATTGTTCTCTAAAAAAGTAATTCTTCCATGCTCCGCTAGAGACAACTGAAACTAACTGTTTGAACTTATAAGAATATTGGGCAATCTGTTTAATTGTACTATCGTACACTGTCTTTCTTAATGTTTCCTGTGAATTTTCGTAGAATGTCATTTTAATTATTTACCCTCACATTTATTGTTTCTCCGTCTGAAGCAGTCTCCAAAGCTGTTCCGACGATTATAGCATAAGAACTTTGAACATCTGCGGTTTGGCATTGCATAACATAATTACCATCTGAAGCTGTTTTAACTTTAGCTCCTACTGTTATTGCTCCACTTGCCACCATTTCAAAAATACCATTTTCCCATGCTGAAATAGAAGTTGAAGTATCAGCAGAATCTTTATCCATAGAAGCTATACCTGCAAAAACGTCTCCTGTTCCTGTAGATGCTGAAGCGGTTCTAGCATCAGTTAATTTTAGAATTGTTCCTTTTGTAATTGCTACCCCAGAAGCACAAGTTAGCCTTCTTTTGTCTCCGCCGTTATTCCCACCATACAGTTCTACTTCCTTAACCTCTCTTGCCATGTATATCTTTAATACCCCTATTATTTAAATCTTTTGTTTTTGAGTTTTGTACGCATTTCTTTAACAAAAGGGTTGAATCTATTTGCAACTTCGTTTTCAGCGTCGGCTAAATGATACTTGTACCAAAAATAGCCTAAAAAGAAAGAGAAGATCATCCAGATTATAGCGAAGATTATTGTAGTTTTTGGATCAAGGGAAGAGATTCCAAATAAAGCAATTAAGTATTTTACATAATAAGTTAAGCCCATGCCCTTATCGAGATAGGCTTTAATCAAACAAAATTTATATCCCCTCATGGACTTATCCCGACAGTAAAATTAGCATAGCTTCCAATATTGTTTTTATATCTAAAAATTGCATCTTTAACCATCTCTTCATTTATCTCGATTTTAGTGAACATCTTAGCGATCTTAACAACTTCTTTGGCTGTAGCCTCTACACCAAAATAAAAGCCTATGATTATGCCAAAGATAAAACATAGAACTCCGACGAGAACTAGAATAGTTTTATAAGGCTTCTTGATTGAATCCATACATCTCACCCCTACGATCTCTCTTCATTCCAATTAAACAACACCCTGTACCTGCAACTTTAATTCCTACTATTCCTCTATTTGTGCCCTTAACCATGATGTCTGTTTGAATATTCTTAGATTCTTCCCAGTTCTTTTTAGGTATCTTCTCTAAACCCATCATCTTTCGAACTGCGTTCATTCTAAAGGTTTTATCTTCCTGTAGTCCCAAAACTGCGATAACCTCACTTAAACACTCTTCCGGAAAGATATACTCATAAGTCCCCAGATAAGATGGTCTTAAAGCTCCCTGCACGAGCACCTTAACCTTTTTTCCTGTCTTTAGGTCTGTTCTCTCCCACTGCCAGAATTGACCCTGTATAAGGCTCTTAAAGAGTTCTACATACTGATTAACACCACGAAAGAAAAAGAAAATGTGCATTATCTTCTAAACCTCTTTACAATTTCAGAAGCCTGTCTTTGGGCTTCTTCTATCTCTGCCTGTTGTGGGGTTTTATTCGGTATACCGGCTTCTGCCCTACCGCCCAAAACTCTTTTTGCTTCTAATTCTTCCTGTTTCTTAAGAATCTCTTCGGCTTTCTTATTAGCCTCTTCCATCCTTTTTGCTACAGCTTCCGCTTTCTCTAAGAGAGAAGGAGGGGAAGGGGATGTAGGATGAGAAATATTAGAAACCTGTTCCCCCTCCGATTTATCAGCATTGGCACTAGATTGAATTTGAGTATTATTTTCTTCCATAAGAAATATACTCACTCATTCTTTATAAATGTTTACATTCCTAAAAAATTAAATAGTTTAGGAGTTGCAGAAATAGAAGAATATTCAATTTTTTCTGAATCCCAGAAAGATTTAAATTGAGTAATTGCAACTAGTGCAGAAGCAAAAAAAGATAAAATTACAGTCTGTAAATTTATACTTCCTGTTGTGAATCCCCCAAAGAAAACTAAAGCTCCTGCTAAAAGTGAATTAATGATATTCCATAAAATTTCTTTATTCATTTGGTATAACCTCAATATCATTCAAAAAATCATAGTTAGCGTCGGGATTCTTCAAAATAGCATTTTCTAAAGCAGTATCAAAAGTGATCTGATTTCTTCTAAAGGCTTCGATTGCTGTTAAATCCTTTTTGGCTTTTGTCAGCCAGTCCCTCTCACTTAATTGTTTTAAGTTTGATTCTGACTGATAAATTTTAGTGAGTTCCTGATTGTATAAATCTCTGGCGGTTATTGGATCGCCCCCACCCTTTGCATAAAGTATAATGGCTTTGATATTTGCTTTTGAGGTTGTAAAATCTAAAGATACTGCTTCAGTCTTTTCTCTTTCTTGTGTTTTAAGATTGGAGATTATACTAGGGATTGAAGCAATAGCTCCTCCAACTCCTCCAACAATAGCTCCGCCACCTGCACCTACTACAGTTCCAAATACTGGAAGTGTTGCAGTTCCGCCAGTTGCTCCAAAAATTGCTCCTGCAGTTGCTCCCCCCGCAGTTCTAGTACCTATATCTGTCAGTGTTTCGGGTGCCGATTCTAAAATGCTTGATCCTAAAGTGTAATTTAATTTTTGAGATGGAGAACCTGCCTGTCCTATTGTGCTTGTTAAAGATTGTAAAGCTTTTCTTCTCTCTTCGAGTATTGCCTGTTGTTGTCTTGCTTGTCCTTCTGTACTTTGAGAAGCTTCTTTTGCTAATTGGGCGAAGGCTTCGGTAACATTCCCATTCGCTAATCTTATTCTTCTGTTTATTTCTTTATCAAAGATAGCCATCTCTTCGGGTGTACTAGGTCTTTCTGTAGGAGGCACTCCAAAAGCATTTTGAGTTGGAATCGAAGGAGATGATGAAAAGGTTTGTATCGATTGAGGTTGTGCATTTAAATCTCTAGTGAGTGCATTATCGGGCACATTTCCAAATGGAGATGGTGGTATAGCCTGCATTTTATCGTCGGGTAAATCCATATTAGGATTTTCTTTCATTTTCTTAATTGCTTTTAAAAGTACCATTATCTACCCACTCCTGCCATTGCATCGCTAGGCTGAAATCCCATTTGAGCATCTGATCCATCTTTTGCTTCATCGCTTAACATCTCATTTCTAAGACTTGCAGGGAATTTTAATTCTATCTTTAACCCTAATTGATCCCAAACTTGCTCGACTATATCTGTTTGTTCATCCTCTACACTTTGCTCAAATGCTAAATAAGCGATCTTTGCCGTGCTTTCTGTAAATTCCCCAGAAGAACCCATGATAATTTGAGGGATTCCAACAACTTGATAAAAATAATTTCTTAAATGTTCTCTCCATGGAAGAGGATTTAAGGTTGCATTTGCAGGCACTGCGATTAATTCCTGTTCAACAGTACCTTTAGGAATATAGATATTTTCTCCCTTGTCTACTGCTGAATCAAACTTTGCTACAATCTCATTTATCTTTGCTTCGTCGTCGGTATCTAAGATAAATTTAAACATAGGTTTTACGAATCTGTGCATTAATTTTTTCATATCATCAAAGCTTTCTTTATTACCTTCAAGGATAGCTTTTAATGCTTCAGAATCAGAAACTCCATGTATTTCATCAGCTATTCTTTTATTTGTCAAATGAAAAATTTCTTTTGGTTTAAATTCGTGAATTGTTTCGCCTTTTTTAGAAACCTTATTAAATTGTTCATATCTAATTAATTGTCCCTTTCTATTGTAAACCTGTCTTATGCTTCCAGTATCTAAAGTCTTTAAATTAAGTAAAGTTCCGGTACTTTCGTCTCGTACTATTTCTGCAAAAGCATCCTGTCCCAATCTCTTAACAGTGATCATATTTTTTAGAATATTTCTAAAAGTGTCTTTCCCCCATCCTGAAATGTGATCTAAAATAACAGTAACTTCCGGTCTTGCTTCAATTTTCTTTCCAACTGTCCAAATTGCTCTCATATCTAAAGCAATCTTAAACTCTGGAATTGTCTTATAGATTCCTAGTTGATTATTCCAATCAGTGTTTACATAAGTTGTTTCTTCTTGGTCTGAAATACCATCGATAGCTCGTGTTTCTATTTCTACATTAGAAACATTATTCTCCATATCGCTTGTTGTTGCACTAGCAATCTTTAGTTCTGCCATGTTTTCTTTAAGTTCCTCTTTTTTATAAATCTATCCTGAATGGAATCAGCACAGACATTTTACTGGTTATTGTTGGATCAGTAACACTGGAAGTAATCTGCCCCCCATTCCTTCCCATTGGATCATGCCCAAAGTCTACGTCTCCATTTGTTACAGTTTGAACTACAACACACCTTATTGAATCACCAATTTTAAAATTAGTCTGTGTTAAGGGAATAGGTACTAACATCATTTTATGCCCCCCATTTCCTCCCGGGATTCTTGCTGATATTTCAGATGAGCAATCTGTATAAACTCCGCCCGAACATTTCTGTATTTTTACAGTTATTGACGTTAAACCTCCACTAACACTCATATAAACACCTGCATTAAGAAAAGCTGTACCTTTTATCACTCTTGGAGAGTTGAAACTATTTGTGTCAAAGTTCATAGTCGCACCACCTCTAGTATAAACTTCATCGCTGTAAACTTGATTTGTTGTTAAAACATAAGTTGAAGATGTGGAAGTTCCTTTCTTAGCTCCATAAAATTCCACGATTCCTGTACCATCGGCAATATCTACATAATTGTATGAGGTTAAGTTTCTTGAGGAGTTCTTTCTATACACAACAGGAAAGCCCATTAAACCATAACCTCTTTATATTTATCATCCCTGAGAACTTCAATACATCTTATCATATTGTCTCGAAGAACATCTAAAATAGTCTGGGCTTCTTCCTTGGAAGTATAACCGGACATATCATAAGTTACTGCTTTTATTGCCACCATGTCACTTGTTACATCGTCGAGAATACCTTTAAAATTAGCTCCTACTAAACTATAATCAGCAACCCAGTCTTTTCTTGTAATTGTTGAAAGTTGAGCCTCTGCCTGATCGCACCATTTACTTAAGATCGCACCACTAGCAACAATATTGGAGTTAACATTAGCTCCGCACTTTGAAATTATCGCTCCTGAACTTGTTAAATTAAAGCTCATCTTGAAATTAACCTCTCATCTAAATCATCTAATAAATCCTGAAGAACTGCATACCCCGATAATCCCAAATCTGGGCATGAATAAGTAAGTCCCACAGCATACTCATAGTTTGTAACGATTGTAACTATCATCCCGCTCATCTTATTTTTGTTCTAAGCCCCTCTATGGCATTTGTTAAGTCTTGCAAAATCTCACATAAGGCGAAAACTTCTTCAGAAAGTTCTATTTTTGAGGATTCCTTCTTTTCTTTATCTTCTGATTTCTTTGAAACTGTAGTGTACTTTTCTTTAAATTGCATGATTTTTAGAAGAATAACCTATATTTAATTTTATCGCACCCATAAACCATTGTTCTTAAAGTTATAAACAAGCCAAACAGCACGAATTAATCCCTCTGCAACATGTGAATTGCTTCCAAAGATTCTCATTTTTGACTGTCTGCCTTCTTTAATTACTATCTCATACTGTATAGATTTCAAAGAGGAAATCACTTCATCATCCTTAAGAAGTTTCAATTTTCCAGATTCTAAATAGGATAATAACATCATGTACATGTCTTCCTTAAGCAAAGTAGCCTTCTTTGTCCCGTCTCTATTAAGCTCTTTCTGTGAGTTGTTCAATCCAATTATTTTTCTTTTAACATTGTCTTCCTTAAGCAAAGGATGGAAAACTGCAACTCCAACTCCGCCGTTATCAATTCCGATCTTATAACATTTGTAGGCTTTATCAAGTTCGATTATTTTTGAAACTGTTTCTGTAGTGTATGTTTTTCTGGTTATCTGTGATTCTACTTGAATTATGTTGTCTTTAGATAATACCTTAACAATCTCAAAACTAGATGGATCATCCCCCAAACTTCCAACATCAACTCCCATGTAATTAGAACCCTCGTGGCTGATTATCTTAGGTCTTTCCAAAATACAGCATTTTTCTAGCAATTCATCAGAAAAAACCCGTCTTAATTCATCAATGAAAACCGCTAAGAACTCTTGTGCATATTGAAGTTTAGACATTGTTTTTTTCTGTGTTTCCAGAAAATCTTTTGGATGTCTAGGGCAATCTTCAGCCGAAACATAGAACTTGTCAAAGTCCTCTCTTTTCGAATATTCATAAAACTTACCGCCTTTCCCGCATGGAGTTGATGCAATATCCATTACTCCATTAGTTACTGAAAGCATTGGTTCACAAGCAACAAAAACCTCATCGCTAATTCTTGAAGCTTCATCGAT